GACCTTGTTGTTCCAATAGATTACGCATCGTGCATCGTTCACTATTGATCGCCTGCTTTATATAATAAACGATTACGTTGTAAATAGCTAGTTTATACGCTTCAGCTTGTTGCCTTATATGTGGTGCAGCAGTATCGCTGATACCACATATTCTATCGGTAAGTTTTTCAGCCCAAAATTCAGGCGGATGACCTCTATTTTGTTGTGTTTCAACTATTATAGAGCCGATATCCCCCAACGTTGTGTTATCTATCATACTAATACCTTTTAGCTTCTGGGGGTGTATCTAGTACTGTTCTTATTTCAGTAATATTTTTTAATTGTTCTTCGTGTAAAAGTTTATTATAAACAGAAAGTTTAATTTGTCTATACGTTCCTTCATCATCTACAATCAATATATCTGGGTCGTCAAGCCTATGGTAGCCATAAACTCTTTTTTCTATAGGACAATCTGTATCCAGTAATCCTGACCTAGCTGCAACATTTACAGTCATACCTCTTTCTATACATTTAGCTAACCAAAACTCACAACATGCTTTTCCTGCTTCTGCAAAATGTAGATTACCTCTATAACTAAAATCTATACCAAACAAGTTGATACTACCAACTTTGTTGTATAAAGCAAAAGCAAAAGAAAAAGGTACAGTATTATTTAAGTAAGCACAATCTGCATCCTGTGCAACTTCTTCTAAAGGATAAAGAACTGCAGAAGGACACCTCTCATCTAGTTCACAAGTATATATAGGTGTATTAGCCACAGGCAACCAACGTCTCATAATATCTGTTTGACTTCCTGCGTCATCTGTATCCATAAACCTACTTACTGGGTCCATCATAAATACTCTATCGCATTTAGTAATAGCCCCCATACAGTTTATTCCCCAGACTTCATCATAGGTTTTTGAATGTACTAAACTAAGGTGAAAGTCTAGTTGACTCTCGCCCATAGCAACTATGGCAATATTCTTACCCTCGAGTTCTTTTATTCTCATGCTTGTGGTTGTCTCCGTATCTCGTCGTACCTGTATTGGTCTCTAGTTGATTTAGCTTCACCAAGATTTTTTAATCCTAATAAAGCCTCCTGAAACTTAGATTCGTATGCTGGTATTGCTTCGTAATTTTTGAGATACGTGCATGCTTCAACTAAACTGCCATATAGCATAGCATTAGGAGCATTTTTAGACAGCCATGTTGTTTCATTACCTGAAGTGGTAGTAAGTGATGCTGGTCTATAGTAGTAGTGCAGTTCAACCTCGTAGGCTGAATCTGGAGTAGGTGCGACTATAAAAGTATTGTCGTCAAATTCTGCATAATATTTTGGTAGTCCTGTTGTGGACGCATTAGGAGTAAAATCCCTAATGAAAGAAACTTGTTTTAATAGTAAGTAACTATAATTACTGCTACTGTCTATTACAGCTAAACTAAAAGGTGCTAAATAGTCAGTAGGGCATTCTAAGTATGGTCCTGAAGCTGTTAAGTCACCAACTTGATTTTTTCTAAAATCGTCTAATTGTACATTTTTAAATATACGTTCTTCTGTTGTTGTGATAAACGTGGGTAGGTTAGTAACAAAACTAGACTCTGTGCTTTCCAGGTAGTCTTGTATAGCTGTTTTTAAAGTTGTGTACGTAAAACTCATACTGATACCGTTAATTCACCCACACTACCTGTTAGTGCAGACATATTATACATAGAACCTATTGTATCACTATTTTGTGCCCACATGATAGGAGAACTTACACCATTACTGTCCTTAGGATTAGAAACTATAACATAACCTTGCCCTGCTGTTGGGGCGGATATAGTAGGTCTTGGTTGATATAAAGCTTCTGGGTCTGCGATATTGTGTGGCGGATCTAATTGAGGGGATTTAGGCTCATAACATTCGCCACAAACTTTAAAGCCAGTCCACTCTTTTCTTAAATCAAGATAAGGTATATCAAAACCACATCGGTCGCATATCGCTCGTGCGTACTTACCTTGAGCATAAGCCATTAATAAAATCTCCTAGCTGGAGTCAACATTAATGATGCTCTATTTCTATCCTCGTCTGCTGCTAGTTTAAAATCTTGTTCGTATTGTTGTTTTAGTAGCCCTGCTTTTTGAGGATTCTTTTTTAAAGCTATATAGTAGGCTAACCCACTAACCATACAAGGCATAAACCTTGAAGGTACTTCAGGATTTTCTGCTGATGTACTTACATCGTCAATCCTTTGTATTCTGTAAGAAATTAATTGATAGTTATTAGTGTCTGGTGTTGGCCAGAGGTTTACTACAGGAGTAATTTGTCTATCAACAAAATACTGTGTAGGTCTTGCTTGAGTAGTTTTAGTAGGAATATTTAAAAATTCTTGCCTACCTATTCTATCTATTTCTATATCTAGAACTGGGCTTTTGCTAGTGTCTCTGATAACAGCTGACAATATATCAATATCGTATCCGTTTAAATTATAACTGGCTGTGCCTTTAGTTAAATCTAAAGTTTCTTGCTCTATAGTCCACAGATTAACGCCTCTATTAGCCCAATCTGCAAACATTATATTCATAGAACGTCTAGCAGTTCTAGCATCGTACCCTGTACGTTGTTCTAGTCCTGCTAGTTCGTAAGCCTCTTCTATAGTTTCAGCTATATCTAAGGCAAAAGTTTTAGTGCCTGAAAAAGCCATTTATTTAAAACTCTTTAAATAGAGTAATTACTATAACGTACGAGTCACCGCTTCCAGCACCTGTCGTTGTTAGTAGTATATCTCCTGTTTTACCACTGCCTGAAGTGTTCCTGATACCACCGAACTCTGTAAAATCTTCGTCAGTTGTATAGTCTGAGTTTAAATCCCAACAGATAGTATTAGTAGTAGCATCCCACAAAAGTTTGACACTCATACCAAAAGTTGAATAAACAATTTTAGCTAACCTTACACCAGTACATGCTTTACCATCACTAGTTCTAGTTGCTAAACCACTTACATCAACCTTATTTACTGCTGCCTCGCCTGTACCATCGGATGTGTTGGTCAGCTGAATAACAGCTGACCTATCACTATCTGACAGAGTTGTTGAAGTTACTGCGTCTGCCATATATTACTCCTTAAGAAGCTACGTCGTAGCCGATTATCTCAATCATAAAACGACCAGCAGTATAAGCAGCATCGCCTGTACCTTGACTTACTAAATATAAGTATTGATCAGCAGTAATGTCTCCACCAGCAACCATAGTGCCTGCAGATGCAGCACCAGCGTTAATGATTTGAGTTTCAGTTAAATCACCGATAGCTGTATCGTTTACACCTGTGCCTTCAGTAGCTGAGTACAGATCAATGTCTGTGCTTCCGCCAGCAGGAGTTTCTACACATGTCATAGTTACACCAAAAACAACACCTTGGTTAGCTGTTGTAACCTGTGCTATATAAGCAACACCTGAGCCATCTTTACCGATAATATCGCCTGCAGTTCCACCGTCTTTTAACCCAGTTAAGTCAATCATGATAGTAGATTTTACTATGTTAACGTTAGTGTCAACATCACTGTGTAGTCTGTCTACCTGAGTGATGTAAACTGCTGCTGTGCCTTCAATACCAGCACTTGCAACAGCTTCATTTGCTATTTTATCGCCACTAGTAACAGTAACTGTACCAGTGGTTGAGTTTTCTGAGATAGTTTGAAAACCGTTTTTGGAGCGGACTGGTCCGCTAAAAGTTGAATTTGCCATAATTTCCTCCTACGGAAATAAGTTTCACCATCTTGGCTTGTCTGCTAGGTCAGTTGGTAAAACAAGTTAAAAAGTCCTAGAATTGAATGATATAACGTATCCTAGAAAAAAGAAAGGGAGCCGAAGCTCCCTTAAATGACGTAAAAACGTCTACCCCGAAAGGATTAAGCTCCTGGTGAACCGTACATTCCACGCCAGTCACTAAAGCCGAAAGAATATCTTTCTCTTGCTTTGTATCTTACGTTTCCTGTTTCGAAGTCACCTTCCATGCCAGTTGACATAGGTGATCTTACGAAGTGCTTCATACCATTAGGAGCATCAGTCTTGATGAAGAAAGCATCAGTATCTGTTAGATAATGGTTAACAACGTAACCTTCTGGGAACATTCCCATGTTTTTCATTGCGTTGATGTCATTATCAGAAGTTGATACTCTTCCTGGAGTTTGAAGGATTCTCTCAGCTACAAATTGCAGTTGAGGAGGAACGATTAATTTTCTTGCTTGAACATTAATTTTAATTCCTCTCTCGTCTTTAAACTGAGAAATATCGATCAAAGCATTCTCCAATGAAGTTTCATTCAAGTCTGCAGCAGTTGAAGGTTCATTTGACTGATCGCCAGCTGTTAAAGTTGGGTGATCTGTAGTCATTAAAGGTTTGCCGTCGCCTCCTGGGAAGGAAGTTGAGAAACCATTGTTAAGAACATTCGCAGCTTTTACCTGCTTGGTGTTAGCCATTGAACGTGCTAAAGCCCTTGTATATCTAGAAGATAGGCTATCGTAGAGGTTATCTTCGATTGCTTCTTCTGTCAATGAGAAGGCTAAAGCGACAGTTTCATGGGTGTAACGAGATGTGAAAGTTTCTTGAGCTGTATCATAACTAACTGAAGCACCTTCCCCTTTTACAGGAGCTTGTGCAAAGCCAGCCAACATTACTTCCTCTTCGAAAGCTCTGTCAGAATTCTCAGTATCAAAAATTTCCGCATGTTCGTTTTCATAACGATCGTACTCTAAACCAAAAAGTGCGTTCAATCCTGGTTCGAGTTCTTTTACTAGTTGAGCTCTATTAATTGCCATTTATATCACCTTTTAGTCGTTGCCGAATACAGAAGCTGGGAATATGAATAAACCTCTAGCATATTGCCCAATTGAGTTGTCTGGTCTATCGACGAAGCCAACCTGTTTAGCAATACCACTAGCAGTAGTAGTAGTCACACCTTCTTTAGAACGGTTGTTGTTAGTATCACCTGCAGTTGTAGAGATAGTATGTACTTTACCGACGTCTGCTTGAGTAGGAGTACCTGTGTACTGTGCCTCATAGACTATATCGGGATCAGCATATACATATGCTTTAGCATCTGCAGAACCTAGTGTTGCGGTACCATCTGGCCATTTTCTGGACCAAACTGGAGTACCATCTGTTGCTGTGTATTGTACACCGTAAAACACACCTAGAGGAGCGTCGGTTGCACCACCTTGAAGAACGTAACCACTTGTCAATTTCACGACATCACCTGAAAAAATATCACCTGATGCCCCACTTGCGATTGCGAACTCTGAAGGTCTAATAGTGCCACCACTCATATGGTATGCTGGTGTAAATCCGTTAGGATCATTTACATTAGCCATTTATATCACCTTTATTGTTAATATAAGTTCAAAATATAGTTCTAAAGTACTAGCCTTTAGAACCTCCGCTTCCAAAAGTAACCTTAGATGACCTAGACGGATTGTCTATAGGCATGATAGGGTTACTCTCTCGCATAAGATTATTGTCCACTGCATCCATTTGATCGTTAGCAAGTCTGGCATAATACTGCCTTCTTTCTTCGATCGTTTCGATTGGCATCTTAGCGAGGATTAAGCCACCAACTCCTATGACTCCAGCGTGTTTACCTTCATCAAGGGATGGTGCTTCAAAATCAGGA